ACCTTAATGATGGAACATTGCATCTTTTTATATAAAATAAATGATTAAAAATTTTGTTTATTCATTTTTTTTCATTAAAATTTGCAAAACTTAAACAATATGAACTACGTAGAACCTCACGAAAAACTTAGTTTAGTAAATCATCCCGAACACTATCAAGGTAAAGGTTTAGAAGTTATCGATATTATTGAAGCTTTCGATTTAAACTTTTCTTTAGGTAACGCAATCAAGTACATTTTAAGAGCTGATAAAAAAGGCAATAGAAAGCAAGACCTTGAGAAAGCTCGGTGGTACATTGTTAATGAGATTTTAAAATGTAAATAATGAAGCCAGACGAAAGAGCCTCTTCTTTAATGAACAACGCTTATTACTTTACAGGTAATAAGATGCTTGCAAGAGAGCTTTGTTTATTTATGTGCGGAATGTTTGGCGAATATTGCCAAAGAATAGATGACAAGATTTACTGGAAGCTAGTCGCTGAAAACATTTATCTACTTTAATGGAGCATATTTATTCCAGACATAAGCACTGGGTCGCAATGGTTAAAAAGTTTGGGGAGATAAATTACGCAGAGGATGTAGTCCAAGAAGCATACATAAAAGTTTATGGCAAAGATATTAACGAAGCTTATTTTTATTATACGCTTAGAAGCCTTACGATGGACTTACATTCTAAGAAGGTGGTTAAGGTCGAAGTAACACAGGACATTGAGTATAGTCTACGAGAGGACGAAAGCAACGAACTTGCAGAAGAACTAGCGCAGCCATACATAGAATTTATAGATACTTGGGACTGGTACGATAAAAAGCTATTTATGCTATGGGTAAACAATCGAATATCAATTAGAAAATTATCACGGGAAACGAACATAGGATTTATGAGCGTTTATAACACAATTAAAAAATGCAAACAAAAACTAAAGGAATGGCAAAAAGAAAACCACAAGGCTTAGGCGATACTATCGAAGCGATAACCAAAGCGACTGGCATTAAAGCTGGTGTAGAATTATTATCTAAAGCCCTAGACTGGGACTGCGGATGCGATGCACGCAAAGAAGCGTTAAACAAATTATGGTCTTATCGTAAGCCTAAATGCTTAGAAGAAGATGACTTTAAATATTTGCACGAGTTCTTTGCTAAACCACAAAACGAGATAGTTCCTAAAATTCAATGGGATTTAACCGATATTTACTTTAGAATCTTTGGAATCCGCTTAGAATCTTCAAGTTGTTCTTCTTGCTGGAGGGATTATATCGGACAAATTAGACAAGTTTACAACGTACACTTAGAAGAACAAAATGGATAAGATAGATAAAAGAGGTGGAGCAAGAGAGGGAGCTGGTCGTAAGTCTAAAGCTGAAGAACAAAGCCTAGTAGAGAAATTAACTCCATTAGAGCCAAAAGCCTTTGCGGTGCTTGCTCAAGCATTAGAAGACCATAAAGATTGGGCGGTTAAGCTATTCTTTCAATATCAGTACGGTATGCCTAAGCAAGTGGTAGACCAAAACAATACGCACACAATTAACGACTTTGATATAAAGGATATTGTTAAATTCAAGTGATAGAGCTTAATAAAAAATATACTCCCCTGTTTAGCGAAGAAAGTAGATACTTCGTTATTACAGGGGGGCGATAAGTGGGTCTGGCAAATCGTTTGCTTTGAACTCCTTTCTTTTGCTTCTAACGTACGAAGTTGGTCACGTTATACTATTTACTCGTTACACTTTAGTCTCGGCTCATATCTCAATTATACCAGAGTTTGTAGAAAAGATAGAAATGGCTGGTTTAGAATCTGACTTTTACATAACAAAGGACGAAATTATAAACACCCGCACAAATTCAAAGATATTATTTAAGGGTATTAAGACATCTAGCGGAACTCAGACTGCTAACCTAAAGTCTTTGTCTGGAGTTACTACGTTTGTACTTGACGAGGCAGAAGAATTAGTAGACGAGGATGTATTTGATAAGATAGACTTTTCTATCCGTAATAGCTATAAGCAAAACCGAGTTATTCTTATTTTAAATCCGACTACCAAAGAACACTTTATTTATAACAGATTTTTTGAAAGCAAAGGAATACAAGATGGCAGCTCGCTAACGGATGGCGATACAACATACATACATACCACCTACAAAGACAACGTAGAATATCTTAGTGAATCATTCTTAAATCAAATCGAATCCTTAGAACGCAACAATAAGCGTAAATACGAACATACTATTTTAGGGGGCTGGCTAGACAAAGCAGAAGGAGTTGTATTTACTAACTGGAGATTCGGAGACTTTAATCCAGATACATTGCAAACTTCTTTTGGTCAGGACTTTGGATTCTCTATTGACCCGACTACTTTGGTAGAGGTAGCCATAGACAAGACTAAACGTAAGATTTATATTAAGGAGCATCTTTATAAACCAAAGCTAACAACAAGCGAGATAGCCCAAATAAACAAGCGAGTTTGTGCTAAGAGCTTAATTGTTGCGGATAGTGCAGAGCCTAGACTAATAGCCGAGCTTCAGTCGCAAGGTTGTAACATAATTGCGACTGCTAAGGGAGCTGGAAGTATTACGGCTGGACTTGCTCTTATGCAAGATTACGAACTAATTATAGAATCTAACTCACAGAACATTGGAAAAGAGCTCAACAATTACATATACTCAGATAAAAAGTCTGGGCTTGTGGTCGATAACTTTAACCACTGCTTTACCGCTAGTACATTGGTCGAAACAATTAACGGTCAAGTACCTATTAATAAAATCAAAATAGGAGATTTGGTTAAAACATCAACAGGTTATAAACGTGTATTATTAACCCATAATAACGGCACGAAACAAGTAAGAAAATACTCGATGCAATCCGATACATATTTAGTATCTTTGTGCAGTACAAAAACTCACAAAATAAAAACTAATAAAGGATGGACACAAATTCAGAAATTACAATCGGGACAAGAAATATACCTATCCAAGAATTTCTTGGAAAAGAATACTACTTGTACTCAAATGAAAGGTATTATTCAAAAGGTAATAAAAGACTTCATCGGGTTATTTGGGAGCATTACAATGGAGAAATTCCAAAAGGTTACGACATTCATCACAAAAATTCTAACACCACAGATAATAGGATTGAAAACCTCTCTCTTATTAGCCGAAGCTTACACGCTAGATTTACTGGAAAACAAAGGGTTAAAAATGACCCCGAATGGTTTATTAAATTTCAAGAAAAAGGGATTGAGGTTGCTAAAGAATGGCACAGGTCGGACATTGGTAGGGAGTGGCATAAAGAACACGGTAAAAAATGCTGGATTAATCGAGAATACAAAACGTGCAATTGTATTGAATGCGGAAAAGAATATCAAACAAGACACGGAGGTATCACAAAATATTGCCACAATAACTGCAAAGCTAAACACAATAGAAGAATCAGATTACTGGCTGGAAGAAGTATTTGATATTACCGTAGAGGATGACCACGAATACTTTGCAAATGGTATACTTGTGCATAATTGTTTGGATGCCATACGTTACAACGTATTCTACCAGCTATCTAATCCCAACAGCGGCAAGTATTTCGTGTACTAATACAAAAAACAACAAATAACGTTTATACATTATGAAGCTAGAGCTAACAATTCCAACTGATTTAAGCGAAATAACGCTTGGGCAGTATATGAAGTTTCTAACAATAGTAGAACAAAATGAAGAATCGGATTTTTTACAAGACAAATTAATCCAGATTTTCTGCAATGTAGATTTAAAATACATAGCACAAATTAAAAGGAAGCAAATAGTAGAGATTGTAAATACGGTCAATAGCTTATTTGAAAACATACCACCATTTAAAAACAAGTTTACTTTAGATGGCATAGAATACGGATTTATTCCTAACCTTGATGATATGACACAGGGCGAATATATGGATTTAGATAACTACATATTCGACAATAAGGAAATAAACAAAGCTATGGCGGTAATGTTTAGACCGATTAAAACTAGATTAAAAGATAAGTATTTAATAGAGCCTTATGCTGGTTCGGATACATATTCCGAAAAAATGCTTAACGCTCCTTTAGATGTTGTTTTATCTGCAAGGGTTTTTTTTTATCATTTAGGCAACGAGTTATTGAAAAGTACCCTGACCTATTTGGAGGAGAATCCAGCGGTACAGAATATTCTGAACAAGCGCAGTTCGGAAAACGATGGGGGTGGTATTCTTCAATTTACGCACTTGCTCAAGGAGATGTCCGTAGATTTGATGAAATATCCGAGCTTTCGTTTAACCAGTGCTTAATGTTTTTAACATTCGAAAAGCAAAAGAATGAATTAGAAATGAAAATGATTAAAAGTCAAAACAAATGAACGGATACTATTACCTAGTAAACACTTTAAAGGATTATCTAAAAGCAACTAACGTAATAAATACGGTTACTATTGGAGATATATTTGCAGTTGATTTAACTAAGCAGACTATATTCCCTTTAAGCCATATTATTGTTAATACTGCAACGCTAGAAGAAAATACAACTTCCTTAAATGTTTCAATTTTGTTTATGGATATAGTAGATGAAAGCAAGGCAGAAATTACAGATATCTGGGATGGCAATGATAACGAGCAAGATGTATTAAATACGCAGCTTACTTTAGCTTCACGTTTAAGCAGTGCTTTAATGCGTGGAACTTTGTTTACTAGCTTAGTGCAAGTGGTATCCGCACCTAGTGCCGAGCCGTTTACAGATAGATTTGAAAACAAAGTAGCTGGATGGACACTAACGTTTGACGTTATGATTCCAAACGATATGACAATTTGCTAAATGGAATTAAAGCAAAGCGAAAAACTCTTAGAGAAATATAAGAACTACGTTATTCAGCAAGCAAGAGCTAATCTTTCTAAGGGCAGAAACAACGTTTCTAAGACGCTTTATAATAGTTTAAAGGGGGAAGTTGTAACCGATACAGGTTATGCGATTGTAGGCTTTAAAATGGAGGTTTATGGTCAGTTCCTAGATGAAGGGGTTAAGGGAGCTTTTCCAAGTATGGTTAAGAATGGCAAGCAGAAAGCACCTAATTCACGCTTTATGTTTACTAACAAAAAACCTCCAGCTGATTTACTAGCAGAATGGGCAAAGAAACGAGGCATAAGGTTAAGAGATGCAGAAGGCAAATTTAAAAAAGGTAGCTATAAGACACTTGGATTTATTTTAGCAAGAAGAATTTACGCACAAGGTATAAAGCCTAGCTTATTTTTTACTAAACCTTACGAGGCTGGATTTAAAAAATATATTGTAGACCAGATGCCCACACAAGTAGCAATAGATGTAGATAGAATAATAGATTTTAATTTAAAATAAAAATGATACTTTACGCAAGAAGTCCTTACTTTATTGAAGTAAACGAAGCAAGCCAGCTAGGCTCAAGAATAAAAATCAAAATTTGGAATAATCCAAACGCGAAACCTTCTGAGCCTACTTACATTTTTACAAAGTCTATTGCCTCCACGACTAACAGAAAGAACGTTTATAATATCGCTCCTTATATAAAGGAATTTATTGATGCAATAAAGCCAGCTGATAACACAAATTCAATGATGGCTCTTGTAGAAGTAGAGCGTTCAAAGGAAACAACTTTAGGCAATTATACGGTATTAGATACCACAACTTATTACGCAACTGGTGGCTATACTAATTATAGCGGAGGCTACAATCAAAGCGGTTCAACTGCTACTATTCTACCGCTTGCAAATACAAGTCTAGAATACTTTTACGAAGAAGGAATAGCGGAAGCTAATTACCCATACATAAACGTTTGGGCTAATAACATAAGCCCTTCAACCTTAACTGTATCATATAAAGATTTAAGAGGCAGAAACGAAGTTATTGTTACAATCGCTAGAGATGGGGCAAAGCTTTACAAGATTCCATTAAGAACGACTAGCATTAAATACGACAAGGGTAATACTTGTACTATTTTATGGAAGCCGACTGGAGAATATGTAGATACAACTATTGCAATTTTAGTTACTCCAATTTGCGAGCCTAAGTACAATCCTATTCAATGCCAGTTTATTAATCGGTATGGTGGGTGGCAGTTCTTGACTTTCTTTAAAGCTCAAACTAATAGCATTCAAACGATGGGAACTACGTTTAAGCTATTACCAGATGCGGTAAATTATAACGTAGCTAGAGCGCAAACAAAGTCGTTTAATATTAATGGTAGCCAAAGCGTAAGATTAAATACTGGATGGCTTCCCGAAAACTATAATGAGCTTATCCAAGATTTGCTTCTAGCTGAAACGATTCTTTTAGATGGAGTGCCAGTAGAAGTAAAGACAACCGCAACCGATTTAAAGACTAGCTTAAAGGATAAAAATATTAATTACGAGATTCAATTCGATTACGCTTTCTCACTTATTAACGATGTAGTTTAATGATTAACGTTCTACTTTATATTTACGATGCGAGTGG